GATAGAATGATACCACACTTTAAAACAAATGTCAAGCATTAATTTCAATAAAATTAAAAAAAGTTAGATAATGTAAGATAGGTCTTGACAAGTTAGACAAAGTATGGTATAATAACTTTGGTAGTTACGGGGAGTATATATTACTTATAGTATTATTATTCTTATTAGCTAACTAAGGACAACTACAGATCAGCCTATGTATGGTTGTAGAGCACACTTTGGGTAAAACCTTGGTGTGCTTTTGTTTTTTGCATATGGAAAATTTTGGTGAGAAAATTTGTAGGTGCATTGTACATACAGGCGGATGCCCCGTGGCCCCCCTTGGCCTACCCCTAAGTATACAGCAAAAAGTTGGGTACCCTACCCTTTGGTCTTACCTTGGTTATACTTTGGTGTTGCTTGGTTGGTTTTGGTATAGCTTTGGTATAGCTTAGGTATTGCATATGGGAAATGCACATACCTTAGTCTCCTCAATGCTACCCCATTGATAACATTACATACTTTGGTATCATCCTTGTCTATCCCTTGGTATAATTTTCTAGGTTCTGATCTTATTGGTTTTTATTACTCATTATAATATAAACTGGACCTATCCCTTTGGACTAACTGGAGCTATCCTATCGGACTGATTCGTTTTCAATAGTACTGATTTGTTACCTGATAGGACTGATTTGTCAAAATACTATTACTTTGGTCTGCTTTTGATCTTCAAAACGAATCACCCCTTTGGATAGGCTAGCCTCTAAATCATGGTCAAAAACATCTTATTTCATCTTTTCTTAAATTTTTTTCAGCCTTATTTCATTGGGTTTTCTTGTCATTTCTATCCTTTTATGTCTTGTCCTATCCATCATGATAGGTTTTCTTTTTCATTTCCTTCAGGCAAGTTTAAATCATCGAAACGCAAACAAGGAAAAACAAAATGGAAATCTTGAAAGACCCAAAAGAGTATGCGAAGCGAGTAAAAGAATTAGGATTTACAAAAGAAGAATTTTGTCAATCTTTAATGGGGTTACGGTTACCAGCCGACTACATTTTAGCTTGTCTTGACGCTTGGGAAGAATAACTCTTGACTCTCTCTTTTGGCTGTGCTTAGGTACAGCCATGACGGAAAGTCAACTAGCAGACGGGGAGCCTTTGGGCCTTGATCCTGAGCATTGATTGATCCAAGCTAGTCAGGTGCAATCTAGTCCTGATAAAAAGAATACCGTCCCTATACGGTACTAGAAATAGGGCAACTGTCTGAAGCGTTTGTGGTCTACGTATTCGGGCAAGATACAAAAGACCACACACAAAACTAAAGAAAGTGCTTGACACACTCTAAACAGTCTGAAAGACTAAAGATAACTTAGGCACAAAAGACTTGCCAAGGACAGAGTCCAAATCGGGGCTGTAGTACGGTGACTTGAATCAACCCGTCAAAGTTGGGGTGAGTGTGTCTAGTTGCTTGACATGGGTACTTACTTAGAGTATCTCTGTCAATCAACTCAAGGAGTAAAACTATGGCATACAATGGCTGGAAAGACTGGGAAACATGGAATGTAGCCTTGTGGATCAACAATGATGAAAACCTGTATAACATGGCACAGGAGAATATTAAACTGTTCAAACCTTTTGTAGCAGCAGAGGTAATGTTTGAAGAGTTGAAGAGAGACAATATCTTTGAAACTCCAGACAAGGCACTATACACTCCAGAACGTATCTTAGCTGCAATACGTGATATGGCAATAGGAGACTGGTAAAATGCACACATTTATTTACAAAGACAAGCAAGTCAAATATCCCTTGACAATGGAAAAGGGTGATGCAATGGTTGAAGCGAACAAGGAATTACTGTGGTCTGATCCAGAAAGCAGGGACGGTGCATGGTTTCCAACACCAAAGTTTAACACGTATCAATGGGTAGAAGGTAACTTCTTCGACTAATCAGAAGCTAATACAAAAGGAGAAACTAAAATGAAACTCAAGAACATAGGGTCAAACATGACAGAACTACAAATCAAAGGTGTGTCTGTCTTGTTCAGCTATGAAACTCCAGTTGCAGGTTGGGATGACCAAGGTGCATTCAGGACTGACACACATTATTCACCTACCACATCCAAGCACATCAACAAGTATCTTGGAGGTAAAGACATAGGCAGAGTAGTACCACAGAACACAATAAACAAATTAGTAGAGGCTTGACAACTAAACTTAACTATGATCTAACTAAACTTGTCTAAACACAAAAGGAGAAAAGACAATGGCAAACCAACTAACACCTACAATCTACAAGGCATACACAAAGCACATGAAAAGAGCAAAGCCTTTCACCTATCGCACAGGCTATGAGGTTATAGACCAAGCACTCGTCAAGGACTACTACCGCAAGACAACAAGACAGATTGCCTCTGACTTGAATGAGCTAGAGACCCGTGTGATGTACCGCATCAACGTACTGGTTGACCTCAATGTCCTACCTGTGCGCAAGAACGAGGCCAAGCGTATCGCAGCAATGTTGAATGCCTCATGATGCACTTGACTACAATCTCTCTCTTGTCATGGGTCTCAATGATAGTCACCGTTGGAATACTAGCATCTGTAGGCTATGACATGAGAGGGGTTGACAGTCAGGCTATCTTCTGGATATACCTACAGTGTACACTAGCAGGGTACGCACTAAAGAAACTGAAAGGATTCACAGATGTATTTGTGGGGTAGTAACCTAAGAGAATACTTGATTATCATGCACAAGTATGATATAGTGTGGATACCACAGACAGAAGATGAGGAGGTACCCTTCTAATGAAAAGACCAGTAAAGAATAAGACACCAAAGAACTACTACTCCGACAAGATACTGAGTGAAGAGTTCCTAGAGGAAGACTTGGAGTCTCTGCTCCAAGAAGAGAGAGACCTAATAGATAGAATTAAAAATGGAGATGGACCTAGGGTATATGACTAATGGCCCCTTGCCCAAAGGCAAGACTATTATACACCTATCTTATCAGGATGTCAAGGAGAAAATGACATGGCAAAGAAAGAACAGTGGGAAATAGAACACGAAAAGAAAGTAAAAGCTAGGAGTGAAGGTATGAAAGCTATGTCTGATGATCAGATAAAAGCTGTTGACTTAGCCTACACTTCCCTGAGGGATACACTCTCTTACATACATGACTGCTGGGACTTACAAATATCTGATGTCTCTAAAATGGAACAGGCAATGTGGTCTCTGCATCATGAGTTCAACAAGGGTGGATGATATGAGTGTATCAGGAGAGATAGAAAACCTAGAGTACGAGATTACATTTGTAAGGGAGAACTTCGAGGCTTGGCAAAGGTGGACTCAGATAGACCACAAGAGATACCTAGAGTCAAAAGAAAAAATGCACGACTATGAGGAGCAACTCTATCAGTTAAAGAAAAGACTTGACAAGCTACTTATAATTCGTCCAATGTCAGACGAGGAGAGACAGAGAGCAAAGGAGAAGTACCAAGCCAACCATAGCTTCGATGAGTACGGTAACTACGGTGAGAACAATCCACCCGTAGGTCACTCATTCGGTCAACCGTTAAAGAAGAAACCAGTATGGAGAACGTGTGTATCCTGTGGGGGTCCATCTTACAATGACTTCTGTGGGTTTTGCCAAGAGGAATTATGAAATGATGCACGAAACATTTGATGCTGAATTAGAAGTAGAGGTAACAGACAACACGTGGCTCACAGTATGTGCTGACATCCTGACAGATGGTTACATATGCTACGAGACATGGAAAGACTTGCCGCCTGAGATCACCCTAGAGATTGAACCACAGTTCAGAATCAAGTATCTCTACGATGAGGAGGGCAACGAGTACAGTCCTAACCTCTTGACAGATGAACAATATAAGTCTATTATGGACAAGCTAGTTGAAGACTGGTTCGAGACTAGTATTCAGAATGGATTCGGAAGAGAGAGTATGCACTAATGAAAGACCACAAAGCAGACAGCCACTTCATAGGACATGAGCCATGCCCCAAGTGCGGGTCAAAGGATAACCTAGCTAGGTACTCAGATGGTCACGGCTACTGCTTTAGCACTGGTTGTGAGTATTGGGAAAGTGGAGAAGAGGATATGCAATTACAAGCACCTCAAGTAGTACACCTTGAGAAGATGACAGCAGTGTACAGAGGTATGCGAGGCATATCCAAAGAGACAATGGAGTTCTACGGGTGCTACACCTACCTCAACAGTGACGGTGAGGAGAAGTACCAGCAGTACGTCTACCCCTCAGGTGGTGTCAAGACACGATACTTCCCTAAGGATTTCTCCGCTAAGGGTCTCAAGTCAGATGAACTATTCGGTATGAACCTATGGAATGCTGGGTCAGGTAAGATAGTCACGATCACAGAGGGTGAACTAGATGCTATGTCAGCATACCAAATGTGCAAGCATCAGAGATACAACTCAGCCTTTGTGTCATTGCCTTCAGCCTCACCTAGCAGACGCCTATGGGAGAACGTAACTGAATGGCTCAAGTCATTCGAGAAGATAGTCCTGTCAATAGAACATGATGACGCAGGAAATGCAGTAGCTCAGAAGATAGCTAACCTCTTCCCTAATAAAGTGTACAGGATGAAGCACGACAAGTACAAGGATGCCAATGAGTTCCTTCAGGCAGGTGAACGGGATTCATACTACCATGCTTGGTTCAACGCACAGAAGTACACACCTGAGAATATCATTAATACACCTGACCAGTTCCTAAAGCTGTACAATACATCAGAGGAACACGTCTACGTAGAGACAGGTGTACAAGACTTCGATGATCTGTGCATGGGCCTGATGCAGGGACACTTCACTCTGTTCAAGGCACAGACAGGCATAGGTAAGACTGAGTTCATGCGATACCTAGAGTACAGACTCTTGAGTAAGTACCCAGAGATACGCATTGCAGCTTGGCACATGGAAGAGACAAAGCTACGTAGCATCCTAGGTCTGGTGTCATACAAACTAGGAGAGAACGTAACACGAAAGGACTTGATCCAAGAGAAAGGACTGGACCGTCAAGTACAAGAGGCTATCACTGACTTGACTAAAGATGAAAGGCTATACCAATTCTTTCTCAATGACGAGGATGACCCTCTTGAAATCCTTAACCATATCAGGTATCTTTCTCAGGCATGTGGTGTGCAGTACATATTCTTTGAACCTATACAGGACATAGCAGCTAACATGTCAGGAGAAGAAAGCAAAGAACAATTCCTAGCTGACCTAGCTGTCAGGCTATCCAAGCTGGCTGCTGAGTTGAACGTAGGTATCATAACTATTGGTCACACCAATGATGATGGGGCTGTCAAGTACTGCCGCATGATAGAACAGAGAGCATCCGTTGTTGTCGAACTGCAACGAAACAAGATGGCAGAGGATGCAGATGAACGTAACACAACGAAGCTTCTGGTCACCAAGAACAGACCAGTAGGTCCGACAGGCTACGCAGGTCAGCTATCGTTTGACACAGCTTCGTTCACAATGAAAGAGAAGTATGGATTACTTTAGCCTATGGCCTACCCTGTGTGGTGTCATCTATGCCTTTGGTGTAGCTCTGCACTACCTGCATGTGGGTGCTGTCTTTCATCTACTGGATAAGTACGATCAGATAGACAGACGAAAACAATTATTCTGGTCACTGCTGTGGCCTTTGACTGTAATACAAATAGGGTTCTCTAAAGATGACACTTAAAGTTGTAGCTATGGACATTGAGACAGATGCTTTAGATGCTAGTCGCATCTGGGTTATCTGTGGTCAGGATGTCAACACAGGTGAGACCTACGAGTTTCACAATCCAGACAAGATAATAGAAGAGGGTATAGACTTTGCTAATTTCTGTGATACTGTTGATCTGTTTGTGTTTCACAATGGTATTGCTTTTGATGTACCTGTGATTAACAGACTGCTAGGAAAGAGGATTGACCCTAGCAAAGTACTAGATACTCTCGTTGTATCTCGCTTCATTGACTACAACCTGCAAGGTGGACACTCACTGAAGGCTTGGGGTAAGCGTCTGTCTGACTACAAGATGGACTTCAAGGACTTCTCTAAGTTCTCTCAGGAAATGGTAGACTACTGTCATCAGGACGTAGCTGTCACTGTCAGGTTATACCAGAGGTTCCTACCTGTACTCAAGGATCAGACACAACAAGAAGCTATCAAGGTGGAGCACGACATTCAGATTCTATGTGAGGAGATGCACAACAATGGTTTCTTCTTCGACAAGGAGAAGGCAGAGCACCTATTAGATGAGATCGAACTGCGTATGCTTCAGCTAGAGGATGGTTTCCAAGAGGACTTCCCACCCCAACTAGAAGAAGTCAATCGTATTTTGTACAGAAAAAAGTCAGATGGAGACTTGACAAAGGTTGTCAAAGATGCTATAAAGAAATACCCTAAGGTCAAGATCAGTTACGATACATTCCCAGCCCAGCTTATCTGTATGGATTGGGTCAAGTTCAAACCATCGTCATCTAAGATGCGTATCGAAAGACTATGGGATGCAGGTTGGAAACCAGTGGACAAAACCAAAGGACACATTGAGTATGACAGAGAACAGAACCACAGATAGAGGAGCTAAGTTTGCTAAGTACGGATGGACTCTATCTGAGACTAACCTTAGCACACTGCCTGAGACAGCCCCTACAGGAGCCAAACGTTTAACTGAGTGGTTGACCCTTGAGGGTAGACGTTCCTCACTGGTGGAGTGGCTAGGCCACTGTGGTGACGATTCACGTATTCATGGGCAGTTCATGGGCATTGGTGCATGGACAGGACGCATGGCTCACAGAGCACCTAACCAAGCTAACATCCCTGCTGAGTTTCATGGCACACCTAAGTCAGCAGTAGAGGAAGTGAAGGCTAAGTATGACGGTCAGTTCAGAGCACTATGGACTGTGCCTGAGGATAGCTGGCTGGTAGGTACAGATGCTGAGGGCATACAGCTACGGGTGCTAGCCCACCTGATGAACTCAGAGGAATATGTTAACGCTATCGTGTCAGGAAAGAAGGAGGATGAGACTGACATACACAACCTAAACCGTAAGGCTCTAGGTATGTCACATGTAACAAGAGACATGGCTAAGACTTTCATCTATGCCTTCCTGCTAGGTGCAGGTACAGGCAAGATCAGTCAGATTCTTAACGTATCAAACAAGGAGGCAACACAAGCAGTCGATAACTTCATGGAGTCTATCCAAGGGTTAGCTAACCTCAAGAAGAAGATCATACCTCACATAGCAAAGCGAGGGTACTTCATTGGATTGGATGGACGCAAGGTGCCAGTACCATCTGAGCACAAGACCTTGGCAGGTATGTTACAGAATGGTGAGGCGGTGATCATGAAACATGCAGCACTTGACTGGACATACAAAGCTAAACGTCAATGGATTAACTTCAAGCTAGTTACTTGGCCTCACGATGAGTGGCAGACAGAAGTGACAGGACCATACAAGGATGCTGAACTACTAGGTGAGATACAACGTCAAGCTATCGTTGATGCAGGTAAGAACTTCAACATGGTCTGCCCCCTAGCTGGGTCAACTGACATAGGTAAATCTTGGAGAGATACCCATTGATAATCTTTAACTTTATTTTTGCACTGTTACCTGTAATTTTTGTCTTGACAATACAGGTAATAACGTATATGATGAACCGATCAACAGCCAGCAAAGGAGATTCTGATGGCTTCTAAAACTAAGTACGGTGTATTCGAGGGTGAACTCTACTATGCCCGTCTGCACACAGACAACATGGATGACTCTGAGTACCATGAACGTACCTCAGGCCAGTTCAATACTGTCTTCGTACCTAAGGATGACGAAGAGATTAACAAGATGGTTGAGCTAGGTTTCCCTGAGGAGTCTATGGGTAACAAGATGATCAAGCCATTCGACGCAGCAGGTGGACGTAAGGGTATGAAACTCAAGCGTCCT